TTCTTTTAGATTTTCTTGGAATTTTTCAGGCAGTTCGCCCGCAACTTTAATCTTAAAGTCGTATACTTTTTTGCCTTCGGCAAGGTATTCTTTAAAAGTCTTCATAGTACTATTTAGTCCTTTTGACCCAATTTCTTAAGGAGCTCGTTGCGGTCAGTGATAATGTATCCCTGCCCGTTAATAACATCATTTGGGTCTTCGTTGTTGTCTTTGTCAATTTTATACTTTTTCATCTGGATGTCAATGGCTTTCAATTTTTTATCAATCTTAGCCGTTTTGGCACTGATAGCATTATTCATCATTGAACTAGCTACTTCAAATATGCGACTGGCATACCGAACTTCAACGTTCATACCCAAATCCATTAAATCGTCATATGCTTGTTCTGCCTTAGATGCTAATGCATCTAATTCATGCTCGTCTATGTTATCTAGTTCTTGTATTTGTGGCAGACCGCGTGTAATTTCTTGAACCGCACGATAACTATCGTCTAGGCTTTTTACTTCTGTATGCTCTACTACAGAAACAGGAATAGGAGTGTCGTCAACTTTTGAATCTTCTAAATTAAAAAGAGTTTCTAATTTTTTAGTCATACTTTACTTATCTGCGTTTTTTGCCCTGATGGAAAATATCACCTTCGTTAACTATACGGAACTTAACACCTTGTTGCTTGCACCAAGCAGTAGCAGCTTCCCATTTGGCCATATTTTTCACATACTGCTGTTGATTGTATTGACTTTTGCCTACTTTTTCTAATACTGTTTGACTCTCAGGTTTAACTTCAACAACTTCTGCATGCTTTTTACCGTTTTTATCTACATATACAATAAAGAAATCAGGCACGTATATTGTATACTTTCCTGTTAACGGATCTCTATAGGGAATTTGAATACTTTCGCTTGCCCAACTTTGAACTCCTTGGTGTTCATCAAGCATTCTCATAAAAACAAACTCCCAACTACTGCGAGCCAGTGGTGTTTTCTTGCCAACGTATTTGTCGACATTTTTCATTTCAAAACGACCTTGAGCAAACTTTGCCATTATGGAGATATGTTTCTTAGAATTTCCGTTTTAGGTATATTTAAATATCTAAACCCTAACGTCGATGTTGACTTTCGATTGTTGTTAAGAATTTCACTAACTAGTGCAGATAGTTGTAAACTATCAAATCCCTTAAGGGTGTCTAACAATTTAAAAACAGGGATGCCATCTATCTTGGCCTGTTTTAAAATTGCTGATGCAGTAGTTAATGCCGCGTCAGTGCTGAATCCTTTTGATTCAAAGAAACCAACTGCTGCTGAAACTTCGTTGGCTGAAAATTCTAACGGGCTAATACCGTACTGATCAAAAAATAATTTAGTAGCTTGTGCGCTATCTGCAACTGTTGTTAAGGGTAAACTATTACTACTCATTTATGCAAATCCGTTTATATCAGCATCGCCCGCTATCATTACTTTTTGTGTTGCTGGAGTTGTGTTGGTATTCTGAGTGTTCTTTGGAAACACTGAACCAATAATACCTCCTACCGATCCTGCAATTCCTAATATTGCAGCCGGACTACTAATAATATTAATTGCTTCTCGCTTTAATCCTTCCTTAGAAAGATTGTTAAGATTTTTAACAGTGTTAGCTGCCGAGATAGCGGTACCTAAAAATCCACCTATGCTTCCAAATGCCGATCCATCACTGACGTTGCCGAATATACTTTCCATTCCGTCTAACACGCCGCCTTGACCAAATAAATTTGCCACACCGCCGCCTGCTACTGATAACGGGCTTGGAGTATTGTCGTAGTGCAACATTGCAAACCCTGTTGGACTATTTCGTTGAACCTGTCCCGAACTATAAATTACCGACTCATAATTAACTGTCATAGTATTTTCTAAAAAGTCATTTGCATCATATGCAACCTGTCCATGACTCCACGAAGTAATTTTAGGATTTATTAAAGTATATCCATTAAATCGTCTACGACTCATAGTGTAGATTGAAATAGATTTAAACATATCTAAACTTTTATTATTGTCTAGACCGTATCTAAAATTATCAAATCCGGTATTTGTACTTCTATATGTTGAAATAGATTTTGAAAATGCCTGCGCTGGCAAATTTCTATCTGCAGAATAGTACCCAAAATATAACGCCCACAGGGCATTCATAATACCTTGGCTATCATCATGGAATGCTAAATTAACCGGATCATAAGAAAAGTTTTTATAGATAATATGTTTCTTATTGTATTGATTTTTGGTTACTGAATCCATAGTAAATTTGGGTAAGTCTGCTGACTTAACAAGATATCCTACTTCGTCTGCATGTTTATTTGTAAACTGCGGTGCTTTTAAAAGTGTTTTATCAATTTCAAAGCGGACATAGAACATGAACTTGGTTCGTGGTGCCAAGCGCATGGTATCGTCGATAAACAATCTAGTAGCGTGTTGCCAATTGGCTACCTGACCTTTAGGAGTTAGTAGACCATCTCCTACGCCTTTAAGAAATCGTGTAAATTTATTTGCCATACAAATATTTATGCCACAAAAAAACCCGGAATATTTCCGGGCTCTTTTGATTCAAACGAATTATTATTGTGCGCCTGACCGTCCAGTAACTGCTTCGCCGAGGGTACGTCCAACCACTGCACCAAGTCCACGATCTGTACCAGCACCTGTAGCACCTTTGAACTGAACAGCGTTATCAAATGCAACTGTTAGTGCCACTGTTACGTGCTCGTTGCTGCTGTATGCCAAATCACCGTAATCGGCATTTTGAATGTAAGCACCGTAAACTTCCCAACGTTCTAATACATCAGCACCGTTGTTACCGTTGCCGCCGTCTAAAATTTCAATGTTCATTTGAAATTTGTAGTCGATACCTGAACGTGCAGATGCTTGTTCCATAAAGTCAAATTGTTTCTGGATTTGTTGTCCAACAGTTTTAGTAACCTGACCAGATGCATCGTCTCGTAACGTTAATGTTAAGTTTTCGAAGGAGTACTTGCCCGCTAATTTAACTTTTGAGTTATAAACATCTAATGTCATTTCTTCAAAAGAAACTTTTGGTCTCGTTACCTCCTGCACCTGTTTGGTTAGTTCAACGCTGGATTCAACTCCAAATCCTAACAAATTCACTCTAAAGCGATATTTTAGTTTTGGCATCAACAGCGATGTATTGCTGCCGCCACCTGCTGTTGGTACCGAAAATCTATTTAATGATGTTAGTGACATTTAAATCTCTCCTGTATTCTTGACACGTAATGGAATGTAGATAAACTCTACTGCTTTTACAGGTGTAATTGCAATATCAACATACAATTCATTACGATCAATTGTTGATGGTAAATTGTTAGACTCGTCGCAAACAACAGCGAAGTCATAGATAGCTCTTAAACCTACCAATTCTAACAATAGACTTTCTACAGCACCTTTAATTTCGTCACGTGTAATCTTGTCATTTGGTTCAAAGATATACGGACGAGCAAGTTTGTTTAATTGACTACGTAAGTAAACAACTAAACGTGCTACGTTAATTCTGTCTAATGCTGAAGCATTTCTTGCACGAGTTTTCTGGCCAAATGCCACGTTACCAACACCAACAAAGAATGGAATTGGATTGATTTTTAAATCATATAGTGTATCACGTTGACCTTCGTTTAGAGCAACTGTTATAAACTCACCGGTCATACCGTCTAGGTATCCAACTGACGTTGCATTAACAATACCACCGCGTCTTGTACCAGCTGGTGCAAACCATGGATAGCTAACTTGATCGCTAATTGCAATTGTTTTCAACATCATGTGTGATGCTGGAACAACAGCAGTTGTGCCGCCTAAGTCAGTTGTAAATCCGTTAGGATAATACATTGCTGAGTATTCGTCGTATGTAACAACACCAGCATCACCGTTATCAGTAACACCTGCTGCGTTGCTTCCCCAGTTGCTTAATGATGTTGCATCAGATTCTAAGCGTAATGGAGTATCAGCAATAACAAACGAAGTTAATCCGCGATCAATGTTTAAGTTAACCAAGTTACCATAAACTTCTGGATAACCAGGAGCAGAACTTAAATTAAAGTTTCTACGTTCTGTATCACGAATTTGTAAGTTTGTATCGATTGTAGATTTCATTGCTGCAACAATAACTGCACGTTGCGCTTTGCGTCCGAAGCTACCTGAACCATCTTCTTGGTTAGGAGAAGCAGTAGACCAGCGATCTGGCCAGTATGTGCTCATGCCTACATTGGCCATTCGAACGTTATCTGCTGTTGTATCAATATAGTTATTGTTGTATTTCTTAACGTTACCACCTGAGCGACGTAGATTCCATAACAACATGCCTTTTGGATACAGTGCTGGATCTGGTGCATCTGTATCTAAGAAATTGCTTGATAGTAGTTCTTGGATAGATCCGCTTGGTGCAGATGTTACTGTACCGCCACTAGTGCCTGCACGAGCGTCAGCAAACACAACGCCTTCTTCAGTAGTTTGATCTGTTTTATCAACTAGTACCCAACGTAATGCTTTGTTGGTAACACCAGTTAATTCGTTATTGTAACGATAGATAGTTGGAAAATTTTCCATATCAGCAGTGCTGATCCATAAATCGCCAGTTACAAAATCGCCGCTACCGTCTGGTCTTGCAGTTGGTCTTGACGCACTAACTACCGGACCAAATGCATCTGTGGTTGCAAATACAGTTTTATATCCCTTCCAAGTTGAGCCATTGTGAACCATGATGTCAATTTCTGAGAAATTGTTGTTATACCATAACTGACCATCTGATGGCTCATTTAATGGAGCACTTGCAGATGCAGTAAATCCAACAATTGACAGTGGTTGCCATTGTGTTGCAACAAAATCTTCAGGTGCGCCAGCTGCTGATGTGTAGAAATTAGCTGATCCTGACCACTGACCGGCTGTGTATGCTAATGGAGTAAACAAATCAGCAATAACTGTTCCGGTTACATCAGTTAATCTAAAATCACCACCTTTCTTATGATAAATTTGTAATTCGTAATCTGCTGTTACACTAGCTTCAATGTTAGTTAACCCAGCAGCATTGATTGCAGAAGCAATTAAAACAGCATCATCTTTGTTACTATTCAATGAAGCTGTTGTTACTGTATACGCTGCACTTAGATCTTCTGAACTTGTTATAGATTCTTTAATAGTAAAAGTCTTAACACCAGAACCTGCATTATTAGTAAGGCTCATTACAGAAGATGTAATAACTGTGTTGCCTGTACCTACTCTGCGGAATACACGGAAAGTTGCTGAATTTAAAGTTGCATCTAACGCATCACCATTGCTGTCCGGTGTTGCATAGCTAAACTGCTCATCGCTGTTGTATTGTACATATACAGAATCTAGTGCAATATTTTTGCCCCCGCCTGTACGATCTAGATAATACAATGCTGAACTACCAGTTGCATACAATGGTGCTGAATATGCAATCCAAGATTTAGTTGCAGAGTTATATCGCTTGGCTCTCCAACGTGACCCGTTGCCTTGTTCTGTAGTCTTGATCCATACAGATCCTGTTGGGAAACCAGCTAAGGCATTACCAAATGTTCCTGAAGTAGCTGTGTCTACTCTCTTGTACAATGGCACTTGAGTGTGTGGAGCCAATGTTAATTTTGGCTGTAAATATGTGCCGTTTGTAAAACCACTAGCACTTAATGTAGTGTCACTGATAACAATTGCACCGCTCTTTGTAGAGTCGCCGGCACCTTCTGTTGCACCATCTGAATAAATGTATACTTTACCTGTTGTACCAGCAGTAAACGTTGCTGTTACTCCGGGAATGGCTGCACTGATAATTGCATTTTTAACTTGAAGCGGAGTTGCACTAGACAAAGTAACTAGTGTTCCGTTGATTTTGAATGAACCAGTTACAGTTGTAAAACTGCCTGATACTAGTGCTGGATGACTTAAACACCATTCTGGGCTACCAACTAGTACCCAAGCACCTGGAAGAACGCCACCGCCAGCATTTCCTGGAGATTTGTAAAAAAATCTAGCTTCTTCTTTTGAAGAAATGTAATCGCCTGAACCAAATACAGTTTCAAATAAAACTGCATAGTCGCCAATGGAACCGACGGATGCTTTTGGAGCACGACCGTAGTCACTGCTAGCTTCAACTTTAACAAGTGAATCGCTATCAGTTAATACCAATGGAGTTTTTGTTGTGAATTTTTGTCCACCGTCTGCAACTAATGAGCTATTCCATTCTTGAATGCCCCATGTTGAATTAGTAGTATCTAACCACCATTGGCCGTCTGTTGGTTCTGCTCCCGGGGCGGCTGATGTTGGAGTTAACTCGGCTAAGTCCACGTCAGCGCGAACAATAATTGCAGAATTTGATGAACCTAAGTAGCTATACGCTGCCAGTAGACCATACTCATTTAATTCACTGCCATGTACGGGAGATCCGCTGGCTGTCTTTTCAAAGAACGGAACACCAAATGTGTCCACAAGTTCTTTCTGGCTAGTCATCTTAAATGCTGTGCCAATTGCTGATTGAATAGTGCCTGCTGCTGTTGCAGTACCTGCACCGTTCGTTTTATTCATTTGGGTAGCTAACACGATTAACGGAGTTGTACCAGGTTCAGCTGGTGTATAAAAACTCTCGTCAATGACTGTTACGGCTACGCCTGGGGATTGTAATGTCGCCATGTACCTATTCTCCTGGTAATAGTTTGCTCAAAGTATTTAGCGGTTTATAATAAAAATTGGTAGTTAACCAGTATGAAAAAGGGGAGAAAAAGGTGTAAATAGTTTTATGAGACCTATTTGTAAGTGCGGACAGCGACCTAGAGCTGTAAATTATAAAAAAAATGATAGAGTTTACTATAGAAAACTCTGCGAAATCTGTATGTCTCACGGACTAAATCATAGAATACCCCGCTGGGTTAGAGCAGGGTATCAAATAAAGGCACAATGCGATAAATGCGGGTTTAAGTCAACTCACAAAGAAGTATTTAGAGTATTTCATATAGACGGTAATCTTGATAATTGTCGTCATAACAATTTGAAAACAGTATGTGCCAACTGCTCTCAAATACTAGCTAAAAGCGGAGTTACTTGGCGTCAGGGCGATCTCATTGCTGACTATTAATTTAGTTTGATTATACAGTTCATCGATGGTACCGTTATTATCTAACACAGCATCAAATTCTGTTCCAACCCATGCAGTTTCACTGGCATGTATTTTACGCATCCTAAGTTCGTTAATTGCAATATTCATGCCTCTGTTTGCGTCTATTGCTACGTCATACCAATCAGGTAATTCACCACGCTGAACCCATAAAATTTGGCCACCTGCATTTCGAATGCTTAGTATTTCATTTGGAAATCGACAGTCTGATATAACCACGTGATCCTTGCTTGTACGAATTTTGTTTTCTAAACTTGCAATCCATATATCGTCATGGAATGCTTTACGGCAAACTTCAGTACCCCAGTATTGCAGCACCCATCTAGGAGTTAGTGTTGGCATGTCTAACCGTGCTGCCCACCACGGATCAACTTGCTCTCGCCACTCGCGAGCTTCTTTAGTGCGCCCTTCAAGCATGGTTCTGTCCCAACCGAATACTGAAGAAACTGCATCTTTTAATGTAGATGCAAAACTCTCTCGTCTAAATTCGTGGAAGTTTACTAGATAGTCCGCAACTGTGTCTTTGCCTGAACCAATAAAACCGCAAATACCTATGATCATAAATGTCTCCTATATAGACATTATAATATAGATTATCTAAAAAGTCAAAGAATTTTAGTCGATTTATCCAGTTACGAATGTGTAACCAATACCGCCTGAAACACTCTTCATTAGGTCCTCGGTTAATTTATCTATTTCTGCTTGCCCCTCGGTTTTCATTGCTGATCCATTGAGGCTGCTTCCGCCCTGCGGACCTGCAATCTGAGCAAATTTTTCTCGAGCTTGGCCTAACATTATTTTACAGTTAGCTAAAGTGTAATCTTTGATCCACTGTCCTGCGTAAGTATCTTCAATGATTGCACTGTCGGGACGAGTGTTATAAATCCAAAGCATTACGCTTTCGTCGGACCGAGGCCGCTGTTGAATAATAAGTTTGCGGCTTTGCGGATTCCAAGCAAAGTTAATAAATGATCCAAACATCTTGCCCACTAATTCTTGATACTGAGCAAATAATTCATAAGTTAGTAGGCCGCCCATGTTTGTAGAACTTAACAAATAGGTATTGGTATAGGCCATGTTAAAAGGTTCAAACACTGTGCCGCCGTTTCCGCCACCACTTCTAGATCCAATGCTGCGTCTAAAAATTTGACGTACCTGTTGGATTTCCTTGGGAAGAATATATTCGTTTTGATCAACCTTAATGGTTAAAAACGCATAACTTTCTTCTACAGCATTGTCCGAACGCTGGCGAAATACTGCTAATGCACGATTCAGTGCAGTTTCGTAGTGTATAGGGTCTAACTCAATATCGATCATGCCGTCGCCCAGCATGGCTTTACAGTAGTTATAAACCTCTTGTTTTACTTGATCGTTTTGGCTCATACTGTTATTTATCGTAGCGGTAAATATATGACTATGCCAAGACTCTCTCTTTATAGGCCCGAAAAGGGCAACGACTACAAATTCATCGATAAAACCGTTTGGGAAATGTTCCAGGTTGGTGGTACAGATGTACTGGTTCACAAATATATCGGGCCGGGCGATACTAATTCTACAGATCCTATCAATAGATTAAGCAATAATGCAATTCCAGAGCTAGGAATACAAGATGTGTTATTTCTAGAAAATCGAGATCGCAAGTATGATCCAGATATCTACCAATTACGAGGGGTGTACAATCTACAAGATATAGATTTTAATCTAAGTCAGTTTGGATTATTTTTACAAAACGATACAGTATTTTTAACGTTTCATATAAACGATACTGTAGAAAAAATAGGTCGTAAAATTATGGCAGGTGATGTAATTGAATTGCCACACTTAAAAGACGACCACGCATTAAATGATTTACAATTTGCACTAAAACGATTCTTTGTGATTGAAGAAGTCAGTCGCGCAGCAGAAGGTTTTTCAGTAACTTGGTATCCACACCTATATCGTGCAAAATGTAAACCGCTAGTCGATAGTCAAGAATTTAAAGATATATTAGATGGTATACAAACAGATGCCAATGGCAATCCTACTGATACAACATTACGTGATATTATGTCAACGTATGAAAAAGAAATGCAAATTACTCAAGCAGTTCTTGATCAAGCAGAAGCCGATGCTCCAAAGAGTGGATACGATACAACACAATTTTATACTGTAAGAGTAAATCCAGATACTGGTACCCCTGATGTTGTTTCTGCTGATAATAATACATTATTAGCATCACTGGAAACGCAAGCACGAGACGAAAACGGAAATTTACTAGTTGACGATAACGGAGATCCTGTATATGTTGGATCTACAGCAAGTACTGTACTGTTAAGTCCAGATAAAAATCAATATCATTATGGCAATGTTAACGTTGGTGACGGAATACCACCGAATGGAATACCATTTAGTTCTGGTATTGCATTCCCTGTAACACCTGCCGAAGGCCAATTCCATTTAAGAACAGATTTTAAACCACAGCGACTTTTTAGGTTCAGCGGAACACGTTGGATTAAATTTGAGGACAATGTACGTATGACTATGAACAACCTAGGTGCTAGCGATGTAGGAGTTGATGCTACCTTTGAGGGTAAAGAAGTTCGTCAAACACAATTGGCTGGTTTTATTAACAACCCTACTGTAACTAAGATACATAATAAAGATGTTAAAGAAAAACAAAGTCTAAGTAAGGCTCTTAGACCAAAGGCGGACGATTAATGGATTATTTTTATGACGGACAAATAAGACGCTACGTAACACAGTTTATGCGTTTTTTTATAGGTTTTAAATATCAAGCAGGTGACGGAACACAAAAAACCCTGCCAGTAACCTATGGCGATTTGTCCAGACAAGTAGCTGCTATTATCAAGGACAACTCAGAAAATAAAATGATGACTGTTCCTAAAATTTCTTGCTATATCACTGGACTCGAAATGGACACTGCAAGGCTTGCAGCATCAACTTTTGTTAGCAAAGTCAACATTAGAGAACGCGATTACGAAGAGTACTATCCAAACGATTATCCAGAAGTACACCTGCGTGGAACGCCAGTTTACAAAAATGTACAAGGAGGTAGCTATACTGTTGAACGCATGATGCCTACGCCGTTCATGCTAACAATGAAAGCAGATTTATGGACTTCAAACACTGATCAAAAATTACAACTACTTGAACAAATTTTAGTATTTTTTAATCCCAGTTTTGAAATTCAAACTACAGATAACTTTTTAGATTGGACCAGTCTTAGCGTAATTAATCTTAAAAATCTTCAATTTAGTTCTAGAACAATTCCACAAGGATCAGAGTCTGATATTGATATTTGCTCAATGGAATTTAACATGCCAATATATGTTACGCCCCCTGCTAAAGTTAAAAGGCTTGGAGTTGTTAAAACTATTATTGCAAACATATATAATCAAGCCGGTGATGTAAAAAATCTTGACGATATATTGATCGACATTGGTAATGTTGATATACAATTTAAATTTACAATGAACAACTATGGAGTGTTATTATTATCTGCTAATAATGGTCAACCTAATGACTATAACTTATCTGTAATTAATGCTAACGAAGCTGTTCGTGTTCTCGGTGTTGAACCTCCTACAAAACTAGGAAAACAATTCGACTGGAGTATGTTGTTTGATCAACAAGAAAGTTTTGTTCCTGGATTAAGTATGGTATATTTTACTCAACCGGATGGTAGTGAAATTCGTGGAACTTGTGTGATCAATCCCTTAGACCCTTCGATGCTGGTTGTTACTATTACCGATAAGCCTTCAAACTCTATTATTAATACTAAAACATATGTTGATGCAATTATCGATCCTTACAAGTATAATCCTTTAGAAAAACTTGGCGGGTACTCTGCAATTAATGCATTGTCAAATCCTCCAAGATTCTTGGTATTAGACGATGTTAACATTAGTGAAAATACCGGAGGAGTGATGATTTATGGTCAAGATCCTACTGACGGCAGTAGTGGTGATGCATACGACGGCCCCGACGCATGGAAAAATCAGGACGGAACTGATGCTGTAATTAAAAATAATTCTATTATTGAATGGAGTAACGGTAAATGGATAACTATTTTTGATCCGGATACTGTTACAGGAATATACTATATTACCAATCTTAAAACCAGCGTACAATACAAATGGGAAGATGGTCAATGGCTTCGCTCATTTGAAGGCGAGTACAAAGCCGGATACTGGAGATTTGATTTAAATCCAGCATAAGTACGAGCATGCAACAACGTGCTGGTTTACTTTTCCTTGCCAAAAATACAGGTAGAATTTTATTAATTCTAGAAAATTCTTCTTGGACTGTTCCTACATTTGCTAGGGTCGGAGTTATTTACGACGATGCAAAATCTCTGTTAGAAAGTTATCAATCGGGAAGATTATTGCCAATTGAATTATATCTTTCTGAGGATAAAGGTTTTGAATACGGCACATATGTCTGCTTAGTAGAAGAAGAATTTTTAACAACTAGTCCTAATACATTATGTTGGGCCGACCTTGATTTTCTTCCAAAACATCTACATACAGGTCTTAAAACCACACTAAATAATCAGCTCATACGAGCCAAACTCGATACTATACTGGTGCTAGAAAATGTTCCCAAAATTACAACACGATGAAAAATGGTTGGCTGACTTTCGCCATTACCAAAAAGAAATATCAGAAATAACGGATCCTAATCTACAAAAAGATTTGACTGACACATTAATGAACTTGAAGTCTCAAGTTGAGTATGTGGACCAACATCACGAACAGATTTTTATATCTGGCAAGTTACCTACCGATACTAGCGAACTTAGAATAAACATAGCTAAGTATCGTCAAAAGTTGGATGAGGGGCTTACTGCTTATAAAAACAGTTTGCGCACCCCTCCCCGTTAAGCCTGCGCTTCACTCCATCGTACAATAATGTTAGCATTGGTTGCTGTGCCTGCAACCTTGTACACGTTGATGGCCAATACGTCAGGTCCGTTTGGATAAGTTCCTCTACCACCAATACTTGTACTTGTCAATTCTTTCAACCCAGTTAGTTCTAGTGTAGTAGCATCGCCTGCGTTTGAGATAAACGAAAATACCTGTTCTCCTGGTAGCGCATATGGCGGTTGTCCAAATAAGAATGTTATATTAGTATCGCCTACAATATTACCCAACGAGTTTTGTGAAAAATAAACAACATATTCATTACCAGCACTACCGCCAATATAGTTAGCGGGACCGTCTACTCGAGTTACACGAGTTCCCGCTGGGAATCTAGTATAATCCTGTACCTCAGTGCCTACTTTTGCTCCACTAGCGTCCCAACTTGATTGTTTAAAGACCAAAAAGTTTGTTCTATTTCGACTATCGCCTGTAGCAGTTGATGCTGTTGCAGTTGTTTGTGTTGCACCGCTTGCCCAGTTTACGTTACCGCCTGGAGCAATTTGTGCAAAGCTAGGCTGTCCGCCCTGTGACACACCGTTCAGCGCCGACCATTGTACCGTGCCAGGATCTGTTGGATAGTTTTGTGGGTTCAATACTCCTTCAACAACTAGGCCTCCAATCGCTCCGCCGACTAATGCATCAGATGTGATGGCAATTGATTGTAATAATAATTGCGCACGATTTAATAATTCACGATCTCCCAAGTCACCTGTGATCGCGTTTGACACACTAGGTGCTAATCGAATCATAAATGCCGTTGTCTTTGTTGTAGATACTGCAACGTTTGTAGCTGCATAGTTAAACAAATAACCTCGATCTTCGTCAAACATACCATCTGTTAGAATTGCACTACCCCAGTGACTAATTGCTGGACTAATTGTGCAGCTAATCAAAATTACTCCAGCATTAATTGCGTGACTTGCGGCTGCTCCTGCAGAATACGTTCTATTAGCACCGGCTGCAAAATTAGTAAATGTTGCTCCTCTTGATAACCCAGTTAATCTATCTCTATTTTTACCAGTAAATGTAATTAGTTCATTGTCAACATATAATGTACCACTAGTTGGGAAGAATTCAGTGTTGTAAACTGTCATGTAAGATGCGTTAGGATCTAATACTTCTCTTAATGCTGTTCTTGCACTTTCGTTTTGAACTTCATAACGAACTGGCAAGTTGGCAGTACGCATGTACGCTTCGGTGTTTACGTTTGAGTTACGAATTCTATGTAAGAATATAAATTTACCATCTGCACCCCTTAACATAAACTCAATAAAACCAGCCGCATACCATGAGTACTGAATACCGATCATCTGCATCTTACCAACGTTGATGTTGTACCCACTAGGACCAGTTCCGTCGCCGTTGTCCATATTCCATTGGCCTTGTGGTACCAAGATGTCTTGAGTTAAACAAATCTTAGCACCGATTGCCGAGACGTTTCCTCGATAATCCGGAGCCATGGTTAACGATGTTTGATTTGCAATCGAAGTAACAGTATGACTCATACCCCTAATAACAATTTTATCACCAACTCTCAGCTGGTCTTGGAATCTAGTGCTGGTTCCAGTTAGCACATTAGTATCGGGTGCTACGTTTACTACACCTGCTAACTGGAATGTACTTGATCGTTTTCCTAGTGCTAATGTTTGTCCGTCATACTGATAAAAAATGCCGTTTTGATCATCAAACGGGCCTGAGCGTACAGTTGCTCCGTGCCAGACTAAAACTGTTAGTTTTGAATCTGATCCAAGTATACCAGTAATCGATGTCAGTGGTATTGCTGTTCTAACTCTAAAAGTTCTACTATCTCTTACAGCCTCGACTGTAAAGCTACCGTTGTATTCAAATGTAAGCATGCCGGTAATTTGAACAACGCCACCTGGTTGCAATCCGTGATCAGTATCATCTGTTGTAAATGTGATCAAACTGTTGACTGTTGTGCCGTCAGCAGTTGCACTTGCAATATTGTAACTTGGAGCAAATAGCGCACCAGTTGTGTACATAATGCCTTTACCAGACTGATAACGAATATACTTTTTGCTCTGTCGAACTGCTTGCGCACCGTGTTGTGGCCCGCCTGTACCTAGCTGAACGCCACCGTCAAACGGACGATGTTGGAAGAACGTGTCTGGACGAGAATATACAACTCCGCTTAACGGAGTAGTGCTCACGTCAATAGTGCCAGTAGTTCTTGCTGGATATCTAATTTTAGTTAATGATGGTACTGCTGTCACAATAAATGGACCTGCAGCAAGTTCGTGGTTTCCAGAAGTTAATACAGCTCTTAGTCCAGTGGTTGAATTACCAACAAGTGCAAATATTCCTAGTCCAGAATAGCTATAGAATGCCGCGCTAGACCATGCACTGCTAGTTGCTAATGTTCTAGTAGTCCATGATCCGGTAGTGCCTGTAAAAGATGTTATTGCACTAGTAGTACCAGTGGCAGCAACAAAGAAGCTAGTATCACCGAACGTGGCTGCTGTC